CTGGTGATAGGAACGAAACACATGGGGATGCATTTCAAAACCATGCAGAAATTGCAGAGTTTTGGAATATATTTTTAGATAAAAAGCTACAGCCAATGGCTAGTATTACAGCTGAAGATGTGGCATTGATGATGGTTTTGATGAAGATATCACGAAACACTCAAGGTAAGAAAAACAACTTGGATAACTTCATTGATATGTGTGGTTATGCAGCAATAGCAGGAGAAATTAATGACACAGGATCTTTTTAAATCAGTGAATTCTCATTGGGTAGCACCCACAGAATTTCCAACTATAGAAGGACGCGTAGCAATTGATTTGGAGACATGTGATCCAGAGCTCGTGAAACATGGCCCAGGATGGCCAACTAAAAAAGGAAAAGTTATTGGTATAGCTATAGCTAATGCTTCTTTTAAAGCTTACTACCCTATAGGACATGAGGGTGGTGGCAACATGGATGAGAAGAAAGTTATAAAATATATAAAATCAATTTGTGACGATGAGTCAATTGAAAAAGTGTTTCATAATGCTCAATACGACATAGGTTGGTTATGGACACTTGGCATAGAAGTTAAGGGTAGAGTGCATGATACTATGGTAGCTGCGGCTCTTATAGATGAGAATAGATATTCATATACACTTAATAGTATTGTACATGAATACCTAGGTGAATTTAAGAATGAACAAAAACTTAAAGAAGCCGCTGATGCATTTGGTGTTAATCCAAAATCAGAGATGTTTAAATTACCGGCAGAGTTTGTTGGTGAATATGCAGAAGCTGATGCAGATTTAACCTACAAGTTACATGAGAAGTTATCTTGGGAAATTGTTAAAGACAATTTGACGACAGTATACGATGTAGAATGTAGATTAATTAAAGTTATATTTCACATGACTAGACGTGGTGTTAGATTCGATACTCATAAGTGTATCGAATTAAATAAAAAATTTCATAATAAAGAGAAGAAGTTAATGAAACGCATTAAGGATTTAACTAATCTTGATATAGAGATATGGGCAGCAGCTTCAATTGCAAAAGCTTTTGATTCTTTGAACTTACCTTATGAAAGAACAGCTAAGACAGATGCGCCATCATTTACTAAAATGTTTTTGACAGATCATCCACATGAACTGCCAAGATTAATAATGCAGGCACGAGAATTAAATAAGTTAAGAGGTACGTTCTTGCAAGGACTAATGAATTACACAGAGGAGGGTAGAATACATGCTCACGTTAATCAAATTAGGTCTGATAGTGGGGGTACTGTGTCTGGCCGTTTTTCTTATAATCACCCTAATTTACAGCAGGTACCCAGCCGTGGTCAATTTGCGAAAGATGTTAGGAAATTATTCATTCCTGAAATGGGTGAATATTGGCTCAAAGCAGATTACTCGCAACAAGAACCAAGATTACTTACTCATTGGGCCTGCCTCGTCGAACAGCCCGGTGCTAGGGAAGTACAGGAAGCATATCATAAAAAAGACCTCGATTTTCACCAACAAACGGCCGATATGGCAGGTTGTGAGAGACGCCTTGCGAAGACTATTGGGCTAGGTGTTATGTATGGAATGGGATATAATAAACTAGCTAGAGAGCTAGATTTAGAACCATCGGAAGCTAAGACTATGCTTAATGATTTCCGTGGTCGTGTACCTTTTATGCAAGGTATGTTGGAGGCAGTTATGAATAGGGCTAATTCTAAGGGAGTTATTCGTACTTTACTTGGACGTAAATGTAGATTTGATTTATGGGAACCTACACAATGGGGTGTCCATAAGCCATTACCACATAATCAAGCTAAGGTAGAATATGGAGAAGCTATAAAAAGATATGGCACGTACAAAGCCCTTAACAGATTGATTCAAGGATCAGCTGCGGACCAAACAAAGAAAGCCATGGTTGAAGTCTATGAGAATTTAAATGTGGTTCCTCTAATACAAGTACACGATGAACTGGATTGTTCTGTTAAGGATGAGAAAGAAGCTAACCAAATTAAAGAAGTTATGGAGACTTGTGTTAAATTAGAAGTGCCATCTAAAGTTGATATAGATTTAGGAGAAAGTTGGGGTTGATGAGTTGGATATGTAAAACATTACTTGTTTGTTTAAGTTTTAATCCCATAATGGATTATACAAATAATGATGAATTTATAGATAATGTACGTGCATGTGCATTACATCTTAATTCCATGCACGCAGAATCAAATCGTGTTCCAATTAATTTAATTGTAGCACAAGCAATTCATGAATCTAATTGGGGTAAATCTAGGTTTGCTGTGGAGGGTAATAACCTCCTCGGAATCCGCACGTTTGACCCAGCAGATGATCAACTAAAGCCGCTAAGTAATCCTAATGCGAGCTGGGGGCTTAGGATCTTTGAGACAAAGTGCGAATCCATATCTTACTATATGGAGTTACTAAATAATAATCATCATTATAATGAATTTAGAAAGGAACGAATTAACCAGCATTTTAGCGATGAAATTAACTTAGAAAAATTAGCAATGACACTTGCAATATATGCAGAAGACATATATTATACGCAAAAAATCATCAGAACAATTAACGAACTAGAGGCCTATGACAGAGACTAAAAAACCCGGGTACCGAGAACAAGGAAAAGCGAGAGCTGGTAATGTTAAAAATAATTTTGCAATTAATCCAGAACAAATGGAATTTGAGAGACGTAAACTTCTTGAACAAATGTCAAGTAAGATGTCTCCTAATAAAAAACAACTTAATACTATGGCTGCAGTTGCGGCTACTAAAGAACCAGAATACTTTGATGAAGAAGGAAACAAAAAAGAACCGACAATGCGCATATTATCACTCGGGGCAGGGGTACAGTCTTCCTGTCTGGCACTCATGGCGCAAGAAGGATTAACAAAGCATAAACCAGATTATATGATATTTGCTGATACTGGGTGGGAGCCCAAATTTGTGTATGAGCACGTAGAATATTTAAAGAAAGCAATAACGATTTGCCCGCTGATTACTGTGGAGAGAAGTAGTATTCGTGAGGATCTCATCAAAGCAGCGAACCCAGAACCAGGGTCTAGAGAAGAGGAAAAGTCGTTTGCTGGACGTGTGCCAAACCCACCGTTGTTTGCTGCACGTGAAGGTGGACGTGTGGGGATGCTATATCGTCAGTGTACACATGACTATAAAGTTATCCCTATACAAAAAAAGATTAGAGAATTACTTGGAGTAAAACCAAGGCACAGAGTAAAGAAAGGCACCGTTGTAGAACAGTGGATAGGTATATCTACAGATGAAGCCATGCGTATGAAAAATGCTAGGCTACCATGGTTGACATCACGTTGGCCTTTAATTGAAATGAAGATGTCACGTATGGATTGTTTACAATGGTACCGTGATATAAAGAAACATCCTATGCCTGGTAAGTCATCATGTATTGGTTGTCCTTATCATCATAACGATCAGTGGAAAAACATGCAGAAAAATTATCCAGAAGATTTTGCTGATGCTGTAGAAGTAGATAATCTTATTAGAAATGGATTGAAAAATTCAGAAGCTAAATTATATTTACATAAATCAGCTAAACCATTAGGCGATATAAATTTTTTAGAACCAAAACCTCAAGGCAATTTGTTTGGTGAAACATTTGATGAAGAGTTTGCAGATGAATGCGAGGGTCTTTGTGGAGTATGATAAAAGCAGCGTGCGCCCAGGACCTGAATTTAAATGTTCTGTGTGTGGAGAATGGTTTAAAAAATTATTATATTGGTTGGATAGAAAATTTAACCCGGATCAAAAATATAGAATGATATTTTTTTGTGGTCCAAAATGTGCTACGGAGAATCATGACAGAAATAATAGCTAAAGTACCAATACAAGATACAAGATTATTTTATAAAAAATGGGATAATTTTGAAAATTTAAATAACTTATTAAAGACAGAGATAGAAGCTGAAAGAGAAAAAGATCCAAAAGGATTACCAGCTACTAATGCTGGATGTTGGCGCAGCATGATGAAATATAAATGTGAGGCAGAATTAATGAAACCAATTGGTATGATTATGTCAGCTTACATGGATCATTATTTTCCAAAGAAACCTATGGATGCAGCTATTAATTATTGGACAAATGTAAATGAAGTAGGAAGCAATAATATATTTCATTCTCATTATAGAGCTGATGCAGATCTATCTGGTGTATATTATGTACAAGGATTTAACACAGGTGTTATTAGATTTGCTACCCATGAGCAAATGTACAAAATGATTCCTGATCATATGCCTCATTCTAACATGTTAGGTCACGCGCCTGGTGATGGTGACGTATTATGTTTTCCATCTTATCTTTTACACGACGTAGATGTTAACAGAAGTAATAGGCAACGTATTACAATT